AGTCTCACGCCATGCCGGTTTATTCTTGCTAAGGCTGCACGAGCACGACCATAGTCAGAGGGATGTGCTGTGCTGAACACAGGGTGATCTTTAACTTTCGGTGGACGAGAGCTTTTTACAATAATGGCTGCCTTAGTTACTTTAGAGGCTTGCTGTGGATTTGCTGCTTTAGGTGCCCTAGCCATCGCTTAACCCTCGTACTTTAAGATTTCGTTAGCTGCTTCCGCTTCTAGCCAGTCTTGCACTTCGGTTATAGTAGTTGTGCCAGGGGGCAGCCCCTTGTAATTTGCTGCGTGCCTCACTCTTGTAGTATCTGCGATGTTATGCAGTATTCCCAACAAATCCCCTGCCTCGGCGTTGGCGACCCATGAAGTGAAAACCTCTGTAGCCCCCCATGTCCAAGTCCCTGTTGACTCCTGTTTGTACCCGATAAAATGACCATTAAGCTCTGCGGAATACCCTACACCTACAATAAATTCAGATCCTGCAATCCCTCCGCTCAGGTCTTTCGCGCTGGCTGTTTGGCTTGTTGACCAAATCCCATTTTGATTTGTCTCATGTTTTATAAACCTATTACTGCCAGCTCCTCCACGTAGATAGTTCTGCTTGCCTGTGTCTAAAATATCTGAGTCGTGAGTGAAGGCCATCAATAACACGCCTTCCGTTGTATCTATAAAACTGTCATAGCCATCAACTTCAATATAATCATTATCCCGAGTAACCGGTGCGGTAGTTGTTTGTATTGGTGTAGTTGCTACCAGACCTTCTTCTAGCTGGAGGGCTGTAAATAAGTGCGAAACGGAAACGCCTACGTTGTTCATTATCTGCTCGAAAGCAACGGCAGTGCGCAGCCCAGTTAGTGCAGGGAGCGTGTATTCCCAGTGGCCCCAGCTTGTAGGCAAGTTGTCTGGTGTGAATATGGTAGGAGTTGCCGACCAACTTAGCCCGTCAGCTGACAAATATCCCGGGCTTCCCCATGCCCCATCGTCTGCAAAAAGCCTAAACTTCAGTCCGCTCGCATTCGCTGCTTTAATCTGGGCAGATATTGTGGCAACACCGCCTATGCCTACGACTAATCGACTGACATCAGCTATTCTGGTCAAACTGCCTGAGCTATCAACATCAAACCTACAAACGGTGGTAAAGCCTGGAGGTAAGTCAGCAGTCTCTTGCGTGATCGCAGAGGTGCCTGCAACAGTCTCTGACCAACCGGCAAAAACATCAGCCCCTCCCGTGCCTAGCTCGCTAAAGCAGTTATTAACTACGGCGTTAGTTCTCTGCGGCTGCATCAATACTTGCGGCACTGGGTCTATCGCTACACCGGGGGCTGATGTAACTACGCCTCCTGACTCTGTGTTGCCGTTAGTTGTGCTATACCACTTAACACCGTTTACGCCGTATCCGTGGTCTATGCCGGAGTCTATGTATTCTGATGCTATCTGAATCGTGCTTCCTGTTGTATCTTCTATGAGCCAGTTTTTCACTAGGACTTGCTCGCCAACTAACATATTTGCATCGACATGCCCACCAAGTCTTAGTTTGGGCTTCTCTCCGGGGGCACCTAGCTTCACAGGTCTTGCGAATTGCAGTGTTAGATACTCGCCTGTAAGAGTAGTGACAGCAGGCGAGTGAGTGTCACCTGTTGCCTCAGATACAAGGAATATCTTACGTCCTATACTGGTGCCAACCCCTTTAACTTTGACGGAGAATATGTACTCATGACCTTTTGTATAATAGCTATCTGTGAAGTTCTGCTGCGGCCTTGCGTAAGACTCCCCAGTAGCCGTAACCTCTAAAGTTGATTCGCCGCCTGCATAAGTTATTGACACGCTTTGAGTGTGAGCCAGAGTCATGTCGTCAGGACTGGAAATAGGTGCGGCTACACTCGTTACCTTGTTTTTCACCCTACGCCCACCATCAAGCATTATCTCGCCAGCTTCACCTGTAACTAATACGCCTTCATGATCCCATGCTGTAGCAGTTGAGGTGCGAACGTTAGTTACGGTCTGGTTACTTAGGCCAAGGTTGTTTAGCCAGAATGCAGGGTTATAGGTTGGTATGCCTCCGCCGCCGAAACCTTCTTCAGCAGTTCTTACGCAGTCTCTAACTACGCCTCTAACACAATCTCTAACTAGACTTCCCATCAGGACTTACTCTTAGTTATCATATGGCGGCCTACATAGAAACCAATAGACGCCAGAGCTGGAATACTCATAGTATCTACTGCGTCCCCTACCGCCTCAGCGCTCTCCGCTCCTATAACAGACAGCAATGCAGACAGCACTACTAGTATAAGCCATGTATATACAACAGGTAAGCAAATCATACGGCGAGATATGCTCTGCGCAGTAGACTCCGTAGCAGTTATCCTAACTATCTCCAGATAAGTTTCTTGTGTCTTGCGGTTAAAATCTAGGCGCTCTTCGTCAGTAAGCACCAGCTTGTCTATACCAGCTATACCTGCATCTAATACCTTAGAGGCGGCGCTAGAATTACCTGCCATGAAACTTAGAATGCCCATAGATTAGAACTCTTTTTTGTTTAGTGTACGTACTATACCTTGCAGCATCTCTTTCATATCATGCTGAGCTTCTCTGCGCTGCCTGTCTCTATACGACTCTCTAGCGGCAGCGGCTTTTAGTCTCTCTGATATGACAGCTATATTTGTATTTATCTCAGCTATGGCCTGCTGCTGCTCTTCTACGGTAACGCTAAGAGTGGCCACGGTATCTTTTGTAGCAAGCATAGTAGTTTCAGTAGCCTGCACTTTGGCGCTTAGTCCCCACCAGGTGCCGCTTATTAAAACAGTGGTTATAATTACGGAACCTACCATCTCTAAACTAAATATCTTAGAGTCCACTCCTAGTGGAGTATCAGTCTCACCTGCCATTAACTCGCGGTTCCTATATGAGTGCCTAGAATAGTAACTCCGGCGTCTATAGATACAAGCTCAATTATATCTACATCGCCGTCTGTAACTGAAAGTGTGGGAGCTGAGCCGCCTACCCATTTAAGTGCCGCTGGCCAACCTGTGAGTGTATAAGAGGTTGCGCCTTGCTTCAGATATAAAACCAGCTTACTTTCTTTGCCTGCTGCGGGCCAGCCTGTAATAGTGACGCCAGTTACATTGCCTGTTAGTGTCGGATAGGCTACATTACCGTCAGCCAAGTCAACCGCTACGGCACCTACCCAAGAAGCAGTCTGACCTAATACAGTATAGTTAACCAGCTCTGCTTCTACGCCGGTGCCTAGCATACTTACAGGAGGAGTAGGCCAAGCATCTGAGACTTTAGGGCCGTAGAAGTCCATTGCTAAAGTGTCTATATAATAGTCACCATTAGCGCCATCTAGTGCATCATCGGGAACACCCTCTCCTTGTAATATAACAGTAGCAGTTCCGGGAACACCTGTGGGGCCTACTGCGCCTGTAGCGCCTGTTGCTCCGGTAGTTCCTGCCGGGCCGGAGGGGCCAGCTGGGCCAGTAGCTCCGGGAGCGCCTACTAAAATACCTTGTAGAGCCCAAGTAGTTGTGGTTATCTTCTTGTAGTAATACCCGTTAGCTGTATCTAAATAAAAATCGTTAACTAGGTAAGCACCGGGGTTAGGGATGCCTGAGCCTGTATACCATACGCTCCCTGTAGGGCCTGCGGGGCCTTCTGGACCTGCGGGGCCAGCATCACCCGGAGTCCATAAATTAGCTTCTGTTGCCATTATCTGCAGCTCCTACTAGGATGGTACGGTATCTACATTTGAGATCATAAGACTTCTATAGTCTTCTGCTACAAGCTGCTGCATAGCCGCCGCCTGCTCTGGGTACGCAACTGAGACAAATATGCGTCTAGCTGCTTCATTAATAATTGCGTAAGGATGTAAGTCTGCTATCCAGGAGCTATAAGACTCTGTTGGAGCTACAACTGGATTAACGTAGGCACCGAAGAGTACCTGTGATACTTGCGCTACCCCCCTAATCTGTAGATAGGCTCCGGCCATATAAAATACATCAAGCTTAGACGAGCCGTAGCTGTCTACTGAATTCTCTGTGTGTATATGCTTCAGGAACTTGCCGTAAGTACCAGTAAGACCGCCTTCCCAAAGTCTTATGTATTTAACCTGCCTATACGTAGGTACTACTTGCAAGGGGTCAAAAGTCTGGATATATCTAGCTTCGTCAAACTCTACTGCTACCTCTACTAGATCCCTAAAGAAGTAGTCAGAGGCGTGGGCTTTAAGGGTGGCGGCCTGCACAGCTGACTCGATAGAACTAGCTAGATCAGGTCTATTTGTTATAGCTGTAACTGCGGCTACTATCTCATCAAAAGTCATCTGTGCGGCCTCCTTACGTATTTAATAAGCTAGCTAATTATTGTGCGCCGGGGGTCTTAGCTAGTGCAGCTTTAATAGCAGCCCCAGGATCACCTGTTACATTAGCAGCTTTAACGGGGGCAGGGTTAGGTCGAGCAGAAGCCTGAGCTGCAGTCTGGGCACTGGAAGCTAAGTTAGCCTGCTCTGAGGTACTATCTTCTACTTTAGGGATAGGTCGAATGCCTGAGCGGTATTCGGCTTCGATCTCTAGCTTAATCTTAGCTCGTAGTCGAGCTTCTGGAGACTGCTCTTCAGTATTAATCTCGGGTTCATCTGGGTCAATATAAACTCCGCATTCATTGTTTTCTACGAGTTTTTCTAGATACTCAAT